GGTTAAGCGACCTAGAGCAATTTCCCCCATTTCGTTTTTTTACCAATCTTGACGTATGAACCACCAGACCATCGCCCTCGCCGAGCTTTCGCTCGACCCGTCGAACGTCCGCAAACACTCGCGCCGAAATCTCGACGCGATAAAGGCGTCGCTGCGCAAGTTCGGTCAGCAGAAACCGATCGTCGTGGACGCCAAGGGCATCGTCTTGGCCGGCAACGGAACGCTCACCGCGGCGCAGGAACTCGGCTGGACCGAGATCCAGATCGTGCGGACCGAACTTTCGGGCGTCGAGGCTACGGCGTTTGCAATCGCGGACAACCGCACGGCGGAGCTGGCGGAGTGGGAAGATTCGCTGTCCGACGTAATCAAATCACTTCTTGCTGCTGGCGTCGCATCCGACGACATCGGATTCAATCAAATGGAAATCGACGACATGATGGAAGCCGACGCGATCATGGACGAGGTGGACGAAGTGGTGCACGAGCAAAGCATCCAAGTGGCACCAGACAAAGAATATGTGCTCATCATCGCGGAGAATGAAAGCGAGTGGGACGAGATGGTCGCATACTTCGATCTCAAAAAAGTGCGGAGAGGTGGATACAAGGAGGGGTCGGCGTTCGATGCTGTCGGAACCGAGCGCGTGTTACCGTTCAAACGCGTAAAAAAATGATCATCGCAATACCAAGCAAGGGTCGTGCTGGAGAGACGAAAACAGACAAGCTGTTGAGGTCAGGGGTGCTTTTCGTGCCTAACTCCGAGGTGAATCAATACCGAAGGACGAGCGCGAATGTGGTCGGAGTGCCTGACGAGGTGAAAGGAATCACAAAGACAAGGAACTGGATTCTGAAAAACTGCGGACAAGAAAGGGTCGTTTTCATTGACGACGACGTAAAGGCGCAGGGATGGAAGAAGCTCTATGAGAACAAAGCGAAAGACAAGGCGCTGACAGAAGCTCAATGGGTCAAAGAATTTCAGAAGCTATTTGATTTAACAGATCAACTTCAGTTCAAGATATGGGGGGTTTCAACGGACGGGGCTCTTCGTTCGGTTTACCCCTACAAACCATTTTTGTTTCGGAGCTACGTCACGGCATCCTGCATGGGAATTATCAACGATGGCACATACTATTTCGACGAAGATTTTCCCGTGAAGGAGGACTACGAGCTTTGCCTTCGTCACATCAAGGAGCGCGGGGGAATTTTGTGCTGTCGTTACATCTATTGGGCAAACTCGCACTGGGTGAATGAAGGCGGATGTAAATCATACCGAACGCAAAAGATGGAAGCGGAGTGCATCAAGAAACTCGTCGCAAAATACCCGAGTTACATCCGGCAAATAATTCGCGGCGGCTCCGAGTATTCCATCGCTCTCAACTTCTAAAATGACCGAGCCCGAGCAATCACCGAGCGAAATCCTCGCCCGCCGCAACGTCCAAAACATCGCGGTAAAACTCAAGGCCGGCAAGACGCTGACGACCTCGGAGCGCAAGGCGCTAAACGATTTCCAGACCGGCCAGCTCGACGGCTGGGTGAAAGACCTTAGCACGCTCGCCAAAGAACTCGGCCTGTCCCGCCAAGCCATCTACGACGCCCGCAACCGATTCCCCGACGCACCGAAAAAGCACGAGGACGGACGCCGCGAAAACTTGGCCGCGTGGCAGCAGTTTTGCGCGGAGAACGTGATCGGGAAGGACGTGGCGACAAAGAACCTCGCCGAGCTCAAAGCCGAGCTCATGCGCGAGCAAATCCGCCTCGCCCGCTCCAAGAACGAGCGCGAGGCCGGCGACGTCATCGACCGCGAAGTCGTCGAGGCGATGCTGGTCACGCTCGGGCAAAAGCTCAACCTGCTCCTGCGCCTCAAGCTAGAGGTCGAGCTGGGGCCGCGCGGCGTCGGGATGAACGCGGCGGAGCTGAACGTCGAGGGCGGCGTCATCCTCGGCGAGATTCGCGAGGTGATCAACGCGAACATCGCGACGTTTGAGGGCGAGGCGCTGGATCGGTCGCGGGGGGCGGATGCGATTGTTTGAAATAGTGCTTGCAATCAATCAAACGGTGAATAGGGTGATGGCATGAAACACATCGCCCGCATCGCCGCAGAGAAAAACACCGTAATTGCTTTTGCAAAATTTAACGCTGCGAAAACCGACGCTGAAGCAGAATCTGGGTTTGCTGAATATCAACTCGCGGTGAAAGCCGAGTGCGAAGCCGATGCAAAATATCCAACCTACAATGAAATTAAAAAAGATAACCGCCGTCGCTACCTTGCCAGCATCGGCCTCGCGAACTAAGCAAGGCGGCAAACGCAAAGGCGCAGGCCGAAAGCCGCTCGCACCCGATCAACGTGCCGTAGGCGTGACAGTGCGCCTCCGTCCGCAAGTCGCTGCGCGGTTCCGCGCGTGGTGCAAAGCTCGCGGCATAAGTCAGAGCGAAGCGTTTTCGACGTGGGCGATCCACCTGATCGCGTGACCGCCTCCGACGCTCTCCTCAACACCCTGCGCCTGCCGCAGCCCGATCGCTCGCCGATCTACGAGTGGGCGCGCAAGCACATCATCTTACCCGAGTCCTACGCGACAAGCGGCCCCTTCAACGTCAAGATTTCCCCGTGGCTCATTCCGATCTTCGACGCTTTGCAAAACCCGCTCGTCCGCCGCGTTCACTTTCGCAAAGCCGTGCAAATCGGCGGGACGCTCGTCGCCGACATCTGGGTGCCGTGGCTCATCTGCAACGACGCGGGGCCGATCTCGTGGACGATGCAAACGGACGAGATGATCGACCGGCACGCGAAGTCTCGGCTGAACCCGATCTTTGAATCGTGCAAGCCAGTCGCGGCGATGCTCCCGCGCGTCGGGCCGCACCGGACGACGACCGAGATTTACTTCGGCGGCTTCTTTTTCCTGCTCAATCCTGCGAATCTTTCCAGCCAGCAGTCGCAGTCCATCCGCTACAAGATCAACGACGAAATCTGGCTCCCGAAATGGCAGGAGGTTTACGGCCACGCCGTCGCCCGCGTCTCGCGCTTCGAGGAAGTCGGGCGATCGAAAATCTACAACACGTCGCAGGCGCCGATCATGGATTTGGAAACCGGCAACGTGGAGGACACCAGCTTCCGCCAAGGCAATCAGCAGGAGTGGAGCACGGAATGTCCGTCGTGCCGCAAGGTGCACCCCATCGCCTTCGCGCTTGATAAAAACGAGGACACCGGCTTGCGGGGCGGCGTGGTCTGGGATGCCGCTGCAAAGCGCGACGACGAGACGTGGGACGTGCCGCGGGCGGTTGCCTCGTGTCGCTTTCGGTGTCCTCACTGCGGCCATGAGTCACCGGACACCGACACCACGCGCAACGGCTGGAAGCGCGCCGGTCGCTTTGTGCCGATGAACCCAACCGCGCCTGCGGAAATCCAGAGCTTCCGCGTGGAGGCGGTCGTCAGCCGCCCGATGCGGTTACTCGTCGAAGAATTCTGCGAGGCGGACAATCATCACGTCCGTCAAGGCGATGACAAAATGAAGATCGAGTTTCGCACGAAGCGCGAAGCGCGCCCGTGGATTGTCGAGAAGAAGGTCGTGAACCTATTCGTCACCAAGTCCGACTACACCGTCGCCCAGTTCAGTAACGGCGAGGGTATCGAAGGCGAGCTCATCCGGTTCATGGCCGTGGACCGCCAGCAAGATCACTGGTGGGTGGAAATCGGCGCGTTCTCCTCGGCGACGGGCCCGACCTACAAGCAACTTTATTTCGGCCGCATCGAGACGCGGGACCAGCTTCGCCAGATGCAATACCGCTACAAGGTGCAGGACGCGTGCGTCGCTCAAGATCGCGGCTACCGACCCGCTGACGTGGACCGTGACTGCGCGGACTTCGGCTGGCGAGGTATGCGCGGGCACGCTCGCAAGACGTGGACGATGCGCGACGATGCAAGCGACAAGCTCATCAACTTCCCGTTCTCCGAGCCGCGCGTGAGCGACTACCGAGGCGGGGATGTGTTCTACTACGACTGGTCAGGCGACTACTTCAAAGACCTGCTCGCGAACGCGCTGGAGGCCAAGGGCGATCTCAAATGGCTACTGCCGGCCGATGTCAATCCGCTGTATCTCGAACACCTCAAGGGCGAATCCAAGGTGGAGATTCGCACCGGCGTCTGGGAGTGGCGCGAGGTCAAAAGCAACGCGCCGAATCACGGGCTCGACACCTCAGCGATGATGCTCTGCATGGCCACGATCGCCAACGTCGTGCGATACACGCCGGCGAAGGAGTAGGCTCAGACACGAAGGGACGAAACCCCTGAGTTGTCTGCGGCGCGCTGGTTCTGTGGCCTCTCCCTGACTCACGAAAAATAATTCCGAATCTTCTTGCAATGCGTGCGCGCACGCATACATATCAGGACATGAAACACCCAATTCGCAAATCATACATCGGGGAGTATCGCCCGGTTCCAGTCTTCACGGTGATTGGAGATGAAAAACGGATTCTCACTAGTGAACTCGTGGTGCAGGAATACGAGATCGGCGATACATGGGGAATGGGTCGCGTGGTTGAATGTGCGGAAAGCGGGAATCGCTTCCGGCCATACCGCATCACGGTAGAAATCATGGGGCATGATACTAAATCCTATCGCAGCTACGCGGAAGCAAAGGCTGCACGATGAACACCGGCTTTGATGTTTGGTGGGAATCCGAAGGGCGCGAAATGGCGGAGAAAAATGCACGCCACGCGGCAGAGGTGGCGTGGAGCAATGGCGCATACTTGAGCCGGAAGCACGCAGAGGAACTTCAGCAGATCGCGGAAGCCGTCGGTTTGCCGTTCGCTCCGGGCCGCGAGGTGGTAAAACGCGTGCGAGAAATCGCATGAAACACAAATGCCCAAAGTGCGGCCACCGCTTCAAGGACAGCGCGCAGCAGTCGAAAGCCGCGAAAACGCGCTGGAAGCACACGAGCGCCAAGGATCGGTCTTCTGCCGCGTCAGCGGCGGCTCGGGCGCGTTGGAAACGAATACTGGAACCTCCAACGAAGACTAAACTTCAATGACTAAAACCCCACGCAAACGATACTACGAAACTTCGCTCGGAGTATTCTCTCCGATGCACATCGCCGAGCAGGCCGAGGCGCACAAACTGGCGCGCGCCGAAGGCGACGGACCGGTGAGCAACGAAACCGCGCGCGCATACCTCAATGCTTTTCCTGCCGACAAGACCGCCGAAGGAATCCACGCGCTGGCTATCGTGCGCGGACTCCGCGAGCGCAACCGCGAACTGGAAAAGCTCGCGCGAATCGGTGAACTGGCAATCGCTGCGCAGAAAAGCACGGACTACTACTGCAACGAATCGACGATCCAGCCATCGGAAGAGGACTGGCGCATCGACGGCACGGAAGAGCATAAACTTTGGAACGCGATGGAGGCTGACATCGCGGCGCTCCGTGCGGCAATCGACGCCCATCTTTCTTCGGCCAACACTGCGCCCGCAAAACCGAGCAAATGACCCTCGTTCCATAGTAACAGACGAGCCTAGTTTGACGTTTCGAGCCTTGGTATGCTCGACAACCCATTTCTCGGACTGGACAGCGCGACCCTGACCGCGCTCAAGACCAAGACAATTGACGCCATCCAAGCGGTGTTGCTCAACCAGAGTTACAGCTTGAACGGGAAGAGCGTGAGCCGCGCGGACCTCAACGCGCTCAACAATATGCTCGGCAACCTGCAAGACGCATTGACGGACGCGGCGGGCACGTCCACCGATACGACCTTTGTCAGCTTCACCGGCAACTGAACAACATGGAAAACGACATTTTCGACGCGTCAAAATTGATCGCTCAGAAACCGTGGCTTGACCGCGCGCTCGAAAGCATCGCGCCGACATGGGCGTTGAAACGGCTGGAGGCCCGCGTCGCGAAGTCACTTTTCGAGTATAACGCGGCGCGGACCAATCGCTTGTATGCTCCGAAACAATACGCGCAGCCAGCGGAGTCATCGCAGAACCAGCGGGACCGCGTGGTCATGATGT